TTTAGATGGGAACGTCATCCCATCAGGACCGAAGCGATTCTTAATTACGTGCCATCTACCAGTTCCAGCAAGTTTATCTTCAATCTTACGAGAAAGTGATACCACAAAGTCAGCAGTCATCATCTTTGAAAATGACCCTGCAATCTTTGTACCTGTAATAATGTCATCTTCAGCGCCACTTCTATTGATTTGAGATGCTGTATAGACTGGCACTTCGTACTCACCTGCCATACCGCGGAGGTCTTCGATGATTTCTTCCAATTCTTCGTGTCTTTTCTCCTTGGCAGGCCCTCTTAAAAGGTCAGCATAATCGACAATAACCACATCTGGCTTTTTACCTTGTAGAATCATCTTATCCATGTGAGCTTTTAATGAAGTTACACCGGCAGTTTTGGTTGGATAGTGCTTTACCACCAAATCTCCCTTTACATTTTCTACTGCTTTTTTGACATCATCCATGTTGTATTTTAGATTTGCAACGGCAACTCCACTCAATACGGCATCATATCGTTGGCCAACATAACCTTCATTTAGTTCAAGGGTGTAATGAGCAACTATCTTACCTTGCTTCATAGCGTTTACCCCAATATTAACCAAAGACCATGATTTACCAATGCCGGGAGGTGCTGCAAAGAGGATTAATTCACCCTTACCAAAACCACCTTGTGTAATCTCATCAATGACATCCCACCCCGTTGATACCACGTTACGAACCGAATCTTCATATCGTTCAGTAACCATTGTCTTATACTCATGCCCTATATCCGAATCTTGGCCCGCTTTCATTGCAGTATCAATCTTTCGTTTGATGGTATCATACTTACCATCTTCTAAAAGAGTCACCGAATCAAGGATTGCATTCTTAATAGACTGATTCTTACAAAAGTCAAGAATTTGCTCTTTTACATAAGTCAAATCATCACTTTCCAAGTGATTCCAAGCAAACTTGAGAGTGTCTACTACGGAAGTTTTTAGAACATCACGTTCAATAGTGTTAATTTTAACTTTAAGAACATCCAAAGTTGGCATTTTTTCATATTGGTCAAAATACTGCATTATTGTTTTTACCAACCACTCCGATGCCTCTGCATCAAAGTATTCTGGCTTCAAAATATCGTATATTTGTCTTGTAAAAGACCTATCCGACAATATAGCGGATATCACTTTATTCTGAAATGATGTACTAAACTTACTTCCTAACTTCTCCATATAGGTACAAATATACGAAATTATTTGTTACTATCAAAATTATTTATCGTTGAATTCAAAATCTTTGAAATGATTTTTCAAATTGTTGTGTAATGATGTAAATGAGTTCCTTAACCACGAATCTACATTAGCAAATGCGGTGTATAATTTGTCATACATAAACATCTTCTTGAATTCAATCAAATCTAATTCAGGTTGGAGTTCATCCATAATGTTTCGGACTTGAGAAGTAATTGATGATGAAATTTCAGGGTCTTTGAGTTGCATCAGCTTGTAATTCATCTCAATGGTTGTCACATTTTCAATCAACTTTTGTGACAACTTATCATCACATTCAGTTTTTATTTTTGATATAAATGTATCCAAGTCAAGTACCTCATCATTGAGGAATTCCATTTTAGAATGAATTGTTTTTGGGCCGACTCCCCTAACACCTTCAATATTATCGGATTTATCACCCTCAATAACACGATAGAATACAAGATTTTGCGGTTTAATACCATATTCTTGCTTTACAAGTGCCTCATCATACATTTTCTTTTTTGTAGGGGCCCAAACTTTGATTCGTGGACTTACCAACTGAAGAAAGTCTTTATCTGATGAGATGATGGTAACTTCTTTTTTAAAGTAGTGATTTGCAAGGTATGCAATGATGTCATCGGCTTCTACATAATCAATATAAGTCAATGAAATAGGTAAAACTTGAAGATACTCAATTAATCGTGCAAATTGCTTTCTCATTGATTCGGATTGGTCTTCCAAATCCTCATAACCAGCCAATCGGTTAATCTTGGTCAGACCAGTACGACCTTCTTTGTAACCCTTATACATTGACTTTCTACGATTTGAGCCACCTTTACCATCAAACACAATAACAACACGAGTTGGTTTTAATGTTCGAATGGTTGCAGCGGTGGACAGTAGAAATCCTGTCACACCACCACAATGTTCACCATCATCGTTCAAGGCAGGAACTGCCCCAAATACTCTAATAAACTGATTTAATCCATCGATAATTAGAACTCGGTCATTGAGTTCTTCACTTTGTACCTCTTCGTGTTCTTTACTAACTTCTTTGAGTAGTTCCTTATACCTATTAATCATCAAAATCAGTTAATTCAACATTATCAATATTTGATTCTGCACTTGATTTTTTGTAAGACATGATATATGCATCACAAATTTCATTGTAGATTGATTCTTTGAGTTCAGGTCGTTCCATTAGAATATCCTCAAAGTTTTTGGCTTGGAATTTAATTTCTTCACCAGTCTCTTTATCTACATAAGTGTACCAAGCACCACTTTGGTTTACAATGCTGTAAGTCTTCATCATTTGTAACCAAGACCCATATTGGTCAATACCACTATCAAAGTAGATATCATAGTCTACTGAACGAAGCGGTGGCCCCATACGATTTTTAATTACTTGTGCACGAGTCTTAATACCCACAACTTGGTCTACACCACCAACCTTTGACTTCAACTGACCCATTTGCTTCAAACGGATTCTACACGATGAGTGGAATGCGATTGCTTTACCACCACTTGTAGTCCAAGGGTCACCAAATGATACACCCAAACGAGTTCTCAATTGGTTTGTAAAGATTAGTGAGATTCGCTCTCTACCAATAAGGTTAGTTACCTTTCTCATTGCCTTCGAGATAATGATGGCTTTTTGAGTTGCGTAACCCGCTTGGTCATAATCGGCTGAAATCTCAACTTTGGTAGAAGCACCGGCAACAGAGTCAACTACAATTGTGACAAGCCGTTTCTTGTCCGATTTGCGGATTGACTCAATGATTGAATCAATAGCTTCAAAGATGTCTTCTACAGTTTCCAATGGAACATACAACATCTTTTTAATGTCAACACCAATCGCCTCCAAAAACTCTTGATTCATTGCGTTCTCGGTGTCGATGTAGACTCCGAGACCACCCTTCTTTTGAGTGTCAGCTATAGCGTGAGCTGCGAGTAGTGATTTACCACTTCCTTCTAATCCTGTAATCTCCGTGATACGACCTACCGGTAAACCACCATTTGGTCTATTTGAGATAGCCAAATCTAATGGTGCACATCCGGTAGATACCCACTCATCCAAGTCGGTTGGAGTTGCTTCCTCCCCATCCAAGAAGAAAGCCACCTTGTGGGCGGACTTAAACTTCTTGTTGAGGTTGTCGGCTAGGATAGAAGATAGTTCATCACGAGATGATTCTACTTTCTTTGCCATAATTTAATTAGTCGTTAAAAAGGTCATCAAACGCTTCTTTTACATTAGAAGCAGGAGAAGTTGATTGAGTTGGAGTTGAAGTTTCAGCAGTTGGCTCTTCATTAGAGTCAGATACTGAACCCGTTTCCAACCATTGTTCCATCATACCTTGCATCTCTTCGTAAGAAACACGTTTGAACATAGAAGGAAGTTCAATTTGGTCTTTAGCGACTTCCAAAATGTTTTTGTCTTCTGAAATAGCAGTTGTGTTAGGTTTAACACGAATGTAGGTTTCAGGGTAAGACTTACCCAATTCTGCAGCAGTTTTGAATTCCACTGTGATATCACGACCATTTACAGGGTCAGTCAAATCACCATAATCAGGGTCTGCAAAGAACCCAAGAAGTTCTTGGTAAACATTCTTACCAAATCCCCAAAACTTAACACCTTCAGATTCCTCACCACGAACCAATACAGGAACGTAAGTACGCATCTTTGGAGTCAATTTACGAGAAAGTTGGTAGTCTTCACGATTACCAGTCGCCTTCAACTTTTCAGCAAACTCTACGATAGGGTCAGCCTCACCGAATGACATCGGAGAGATGATGTTCTTACCACCAAAATCAAAGTGGAAGTAAAGTTCAATGAAAGGGTTTGAGGGATTGTGAACGTAAGGGAGAATCCTTACTTGTTGCTTACCGGGTTGTGGTTTCCACAAGTTATCGGTTTTTGTTACTTTTGTCTGAAGGGTGTTCAGACGGTTACGGATTGCGTTTAAATCAATAGCCATAATTTACCTTTTTTAATTGTTAATTGTTAAACTTGTCACTAATATACAACATTTGGGTGACAAATCCAAATGTATTTCAAAATATTTTTTTCAATGTTCAATTTGTAGTAATACTACTGGTATAAATATGGTCGTACACTTTATAACGAGTAATATTTCCCACGTTTTTTATACACCATCCACGAACTATCCATATACCTTTTATATGGTTTTCCAAAAATCTCATTAACGGCCCGAGTTACCCCTTCGTGTGAGTTTCCATAGTCGTGTCCTGCAAGAATCAATGAAGTTTTTGTGGAATAATCTGATATATCACGAACTACATCATCATACTCGTGAGACCCATCAATGTATATAAAATCAAACTCGGATGTATTGAAGGAATTTGCAAAATCATAACTATATCCTCTATGATATACGATTTTGTCACCAAACATTTTTGTATTCTTAAAAAAATCAGATTGTACGTTTTCCCACGAATCTTCGAATATCTCATTTGCCTCTTCATATCCACTATGTGGGTCAATACAATGTATTTCATCAAAAAGACCAGATGCGGCAAACATTAAGGTAGACTCACCTTTGTATGAACCTATTTCTAACATTTTTCGTGGTTTTCTATATCGATTTTGGAATTGTATCGAACCCGCGCCTATTTGGGTCGTATCATCAATGTAGAATTTAGTGCGAACATCCTCTATTAGATTCAACAGTCCAAAAAAGTGAATATTGTAATTTATACCACCTAACCATTCTTCAGGTGGGTTGAATCTTAAACTGTGATTTTTTTCGTTTGGAGTGTTTACCAACATAACTTGTTTTTGATAATTAATTTACATCAATAATTCTGAATAATGATGTCCTCATAACCTTAAAACTATCACCATCCGTTAAGATGACCGAATTTCTGTATTTTTCCCACTCTACTTGGTATGATTTATCCAATACACCGCCATTTTCAGCAGTAATTAACGAGTTCAATGCGTTGATAGTATACATTGTGTTTGATTCCTTCTTTCTATGTACCATAATGGTGGATGGAAGGAACTTTGTTGGTGAATTTGGAATAATATTATAACTCACTACCAATTCTTTTGAGGGGTCTAACTTTAATACGAATATTTTACGGCTGAATAATTCAAACGACTTAAATATCTTATCAATAATTTCTTCAAATTGCCCCTCATTTGTGAAGGTACATAATAATTGCGTTCTCACTCATTATCTCCAGTTATTTAGAAGCGGTTTCCATATCAATGATATCGGACTCAAATCTCTTCAATGCCTTATCATCCCAATCATCTGTATTGAACGTACCTTGCTTCAATGCGTGGGCCATAAGTGGAGTTTGTGCCATTTCCATAATCGGAGATGACCCAATTCCACGAGTCCTACCTTGCATAAAAAACAACGGATATTTTTTATTATTCTCGTGCTTGAATAGAATCTTACCAGAGTCGTAGTCGATTTCTATGGAGTCTTGGATTACAGCATCTAATTCTTTTTTAGACATATTACCATTTCTAACTTCGGTTAAAGCCTCATCCAATGTTTGTTTGAATCTTGAACCAAATAAAGTAATCAATGTATTCTCGTTTAATATGGCGCCATCGGGTTCAATACCATATGTGGTCATAAAACCATCAACACCACCAGATTTAATAGATTCATTCAATCCCAAAGTTTCTGAAATGTGCATTGATTTTATAATATGTGCTTTCATACCACGTTTAGCGTCTTCCGAAGCGTTAATAGCATCAAAAGCACGTTGAGTCAATCCGTTGTCAGATTCCCTCAAATGTTTGTATTCACTTTCGTGATATGTTTGTAGTAATTTAGAATATGCCTTTTGGTCATTACCAGTAGCAGTACCCATCTGAATACGATTTACTAATGATTCAGAATCACTCAAAATCTTAAAATAGATATCACGGTTTGACCCTTGGAATTGGCCTTGGTCCTCAGGATTTGCTTGAAGTCTTTTGAATGATTCGTTAATCTCATCAACACCAGTCGTATTAGTAACATACTTAAACCTATCTTCCAAATCCCGCTTGTATGCGTTAATCGACATAGCTTCAGATAACCTCTTATGGTCATTTTCCGGCATATTATCTTTCAAATCATTTAATAACAATTCAGATTGTTTAGCCCAACCACCATTATTTAGGAATACAGCGCCATCTTTTTTTAAGGATACGCCTATATTTCTACCATCTTTAGTTCTAACAAACATATCAGATGATGTTTCTAAATCAACTTTTACACCAATAGCAGTTCTACCTTCAGGTGTATCCCAAGATACATTATCTATGTTTTCTATACCAATGGTTTCATTTATTTTAGATAAAGTAGATGTAGCTGACTTTACCCATTTTTTACCACTACTACTATTCAATATATGGTCTTTTGAATTGACTATATCATTGAAGTAGTTTGTAATTTCATCCATTGATTTTCCAGATTGTAACATACGAAGACCTTTATGAACCATAGCTTCCCCAGCACGAGATTCAGGAGTACCAGCACCAACACCCTTGTTACCTTTTTGCTTTGCTTGAGCAGCCGCTTCCTTTTTGGTCATCATTAATTGTTTGTCGGTAGTCTCGTGGTCTTTTGATATAAGTTCTTCTTTAGAAGCCGTATTGATATCAAACTCATCACTTGATTTTGATTTAGCTTTAGCTTCGGCTTCGGCGTCACGTTCGGCTTGGGTTAATGAACCTGCGTCGTTTGCAAATCCTTTATCATCATCTTCATCTGAATTAGACTTACCCTTTTCAAGAGCAACTGCGGCTTTATATTGTGGGGATTCCTTGTCAGAGTCCTTGGCCTTTTCGTAAGTGGTCTCCTTTTCAACTTGCTTACCATCTTTGGCCTTCACCTTATATTTAACCTTGGTATCAGGGTCAATTTTATTATCACCCTTTGCTTCCAATAAGTTAATGAGTAATTCTTCGGCGATTTCTTCACCAGCGATTTCTGAAACTACCTTGAATGTAGCTTTCAACGACCCGTGTTCAGTAATACCCTCTTTTAGGGATACTCCGACCTCGTTCCACACTTTTTGTGCTATGTAATTGATAAGTTTCTTCATAACCATAAATATCTAAAGGTTTACCCTAACCATATCTTTGTAGTTGTCACCAAATTCTACATCGGTAGGGAATCCATCCATCTCCATCACCTCTTTTATCTTTTTTATATAGTCATTACCATCAT